TATAACAAAGGACAAACATATCTCGAAACTGTAACGTTCCGAGGACTCTACTGAATCCTTGTTTGGCATTCCGTATTGTTGGAGAGCGACCCATACTCAAACCTAGATCCGTGAGTCCCACCTGGTGTATCAATACGACTTCATCTGACAACTCAGATATTTGTCTTGCTTCAACATTCCAATAGACAAAAGGGAGTACAAGAACATATGTATCCTCGTATCCGTTAACAGAAGACAGTCTCCACATATAAAACCTCAAATAATCAAATCTCGATGTGGGATGCAATTGACCACCTTTGATATAATAGTTATTCTCAATCTTTGCGGCTGTCTCCCTTCGTCTAATAAAATCAAGAGTTCTTGCGCCGCTAAGCTCAAACCTGAAGATGAGAGGCGGAGCGAAAGTAGGTAATCGGTGTGTGAACACACTGTTGTATTGATATTGATGTTTTCTGGATCTTTCCTGGCGGGAAGAGAGAGCATATAGATTTATATCCTCTCGAAATGCGTTTAAAATCATGCGTAATGTATTCTGTACATAAGTCAAAGAAAATCCTAAGACTAGCTTTGTAGGTAATGCCTTATCATAAATGCTTTCTGGAAACGCAATCGTCACGTCCAATCCTCCTCAAATAAAAAAAGATCTCAGAGACAATCAAATCATCTCTGAGATCCTACTTCAATCTACGATTGATGTATTTTTTTAGCCTTCGTGCAGAGACAAGAAGACGGGAGCTCTCAAACTCTTGCTCGGAAATTCTTCTTGATATTTAACTCTAGCTTTTCGACCCAGAAATTGTTCTGGTTTCTCCCACATTTCTTTGCGTAGCAAGTCATCTAAACCGCTTCCAACAGTACCAACAATTGGTCCTTCCGGTTCGTAGCTATATCTAAATCCACCTACAGCCTTTCCTTTGTACTTTCCCTCTCCGGGTACGAATTCGCGGATATATACATCTTTTTCTTGCGTTGTCTTAAACTTAAAAGGAACACCCGCATTTGGGAAAAGGACAACCCCTTCTCGTGTCAACGGGTAAGTCCGTTTTTTAATATCATTCAACAATCTTTCTGCATCTTCAGGCGTCTTGGCTTCTATGGGTGCATGGAAATATTGTGGTAAATAACGAACAGCCTGCTCAAGGAACTTTTTGCGTTGCTCGTAGGGCCGGTTATACCACTCAGACCAATCCGTATCATGCTTTCCATGCTTTACGGCGTCGAAGACATAGACGCGAAACTCTACACCGAGTTGCTTCTGTCTTTCCTTAGATTTCATTAATCCAGAATTCAATAATGCCGATAATTCATTAGGTGGCAGGATCTGCTCCTTCCCCCCAACTTTTCTAACGGCATAAATCTCACCCAAGAGCAACGTATCATTCAGGCTATTGGGCAGATCTAACTTTGGGATTTCAGGCAGAACCCGCTCTGTATGTAATATAGGTTGTCCGGTCTTCTTCGATATACGATGTGAGAAGACCTCAACCTTATTATCCTTAATATGAATGAGTGCCAGTGCTCCGTCGATCTTAGGCTGTACAGACGAGATGGATTTCCCTATCTCGTTGATAAGTTTTCTGGCCTGATCTTCTGTTATGAGTTTATAGTGAAGTTTTTCAGGAACATCTGTAAGAGTAGGCGTGATATTTGTTAAATACCAAACGGGTTTAGACCCAGATTGTCGTATCTTTACGAGCTGGAATCGTTGCAATCCTTCCGGAGTCTGAATGGAGAACACCAATCTATCATTCGAGACATCATGCAGTATAGCGTCAAATTTCTCAGCCGGATGAACGTATCCGGCCCCATAGCCTCTTGGTATCTCTCCAGAAAAGTATTGATATTTCCATGAATGAACCGGTTGCTGATATAACGCTATGGTCTTACCTGGTTCGGTAGGAAAATCTTTACGTGTAGCCCAACTGAAGAGATTCGTTTGAGGCGTACCCAGACGGACATCATAATGCCTCCCGGCTCTCCTGGCTTCGTGCAGACTCCGCATAAGCAGGATTTTCGTCGCCGGAGACAACTTCTCGAAAGAACCGTATGCCGTTGGATCTGGAATACCTCTGGCCATCGTTTATCGCCTTTTTGTTAGAGCAGTGACAATAATTATAATGCTTCATCCAGCATAAGTCGCCACTTTTGCAGGGTATCGTTATAGATACTAGCATGAAGCCTATCCAAAAGATTGCTCATCAATTGTATCTCCGATTTGCTTATAGGTTTCAACATAAACAGAAGTGGATCGTTTACATCTATATTTTCTTGTTCCGTCTGCTTTTCGACTCCACCTACGATATGGGACATCATCTTATTTAGCATCCGTTCAACTTTATGTAGAACGATGTCGCCAAGCATTCTATTCCCCTCTACGTCTGAGATCAAAACACCCAGTGACGGAATATGATCAGAAATTGGATATCCGAATTGAAATCCTGTTACTTTCTCTTTGAGTGTAGTTCCGGTAAGGGTTTCCCAATTTATGTATTGAGACTGCTCAAAAAATGTCATATGATCGATTCCGTAGGTTATCTTGCATGCTCTGTTCAATTCCGGATGGTCCTGGGTATTGTTCAGAATGAATAGCCAATACATCTGTGTGACGGGTATATGCCGTACGTTCAAGCGCCCGACGATCAGCCAGATTCTAGTCTTAGTTCGAGACGAACGATACGCATTTCCTGCACGAAATGCTGTATCCAACCAATCATAAAAGATTGGATCGGATGGAAGTCCCACGTGTGGTATTATGCTCATTAGCATATGCATGCCAAATTCAATATAAGGATCTTTAGGATAATCTATATTTAAGGCGGGGACATAAAATGTCGCATTATCCGTGGCCGTTAAGTACGCGTACAAATTTAACAAAGGAACATCGGTGATACTTTTCGCATTCCCGCCAAATTTCACTGTTTTTAGTGGAATCAGTGTTGTCCTGTCTATAAAGACTGGATGCCGCTCTGGTCGATTTTCGGGAAGTCTCGGAACTTCCCAAATACAGTCCTGCGCGGCTACTAAAGAATACCTCTCACCCAATCCTTTCATGTGCTGAATATAATGCCGATCCTTCTCCAGTCGGCACAATTTCAATAGCTTAGTAGCGACTTCTTCGGGATACAGCCTGGCTAAAAGCTGCAATGCTGAAGAATAGACTAAGTTCGAGATAGTCACATAATAGGTCGATATTATGTGCAACCACGTATGTTCAACATCCGGATCAGAAGATTTGCTGCGCATTGTTTCCTCCGACTCACTGACAGAGATTTCCCGCCGCAAACCTACCGACTTTAGTCGGAGAGGATGAGGCGGGTGTTGTTGATACTCCTGTTGATATGTGCTATAATATCGACATGGAGTATCAACGTGATGAACACCGAGTCCATAGTAATTGCGTCAGGGGACACCGGGCTTTAGCCCATGCGGAGCGTCACTACGATAGATTTCGTCTTGCCCAATTTATGGAACTTGTCAAATAAAAGTAAAATATTTTACCTGTATTCTGCAGGATCGTCTTTACCGAGTCTATCAATGTCGGAGAATTGATCTCCCACCGCGGTGTGAGTTTGGTAATCTTTTTATGGAATTCTTCTCCATAATACTCAACGGCATCTGCACGATTGAGCACATCTTTCTTTCCTTTAATAGCAGCAGCGATAAATAACGGGGCTATCGAAGAGTAAACGAGATATCGAACTTCGTATCTACATCTAGAAAATGAATTGGTTGTCAGCATTCCTTCTGCAGGATTCTTGATTTCCTCTTCGATAGAAGCCACAAATGCCTCCAATGCATCTTTCAGCTCTTGTTCGGAAATCTTGTGCTTTTGCATGTAATCTCGTACATTTTTACTTCCATGTTCTACCGAGTATTTAAGTCGATCCAGCCCGTCCGAGATTAAACGCAGACCGACATGCGCAAAATCACGCCCAGGTGAATAGTAAACGGCAACAGGTGCGCTTGGATCACGAAATTGAAACATATCCTACCTCCTTTTCTTTTAAAGCGCCAAAAATAAGAACCGCTTAGTGCGGTTCTCCCCCTGGCGGATAGTGGCACCATCAGATGAAGTCTTCAAAACTAAATGTAATGTCTCGCAAATTCTCTGTTAATTGGCTGCACCATGTACCATGTCCTCTATGGATATTTGAACAATAAATGCATTGATATGGCTTTCCTCTGCTATTCAAGCCGAATCTGGAGTATATTAACTCCTTGTTTTTATTTTTAAGATAAGGTTCGATGACTCGCATAGGCATAGCTTCACCCGTAGCGTCATCCTTAACATATGTTGTATATAATCCTACCAAATAATCCAGACCCCTTGGTAGCATCTCGGGTTTTAATTGAAGCTGGAGCTTTCTAACCCAGCAAATAAGTGCTTCATCTTCAGATATTTTTCCCATTGCTAGAGGAGTATTTGGATTGTCATACAACAAGGGCATTACCAAAGCAATCGAATCCGTACCAATTCTTTCGTATCGAAGAATCCTCCCAAATCCTCGATAAACTGTACTCACAGGACATCCAAGAATAGAAGCTAATCGTACGGCTATTAATCGAGCTTTCTCTTTAACAGGGATATTTAAGTCGATATATTGATTTACGACTGCATATATCTCATTGATATTACGTCGAACATGATTGTAGATTTCCTCAGCAATTGCTCGAAGGAGCACGTCTGCATAATATCGCTCGGTGCCGGATGCCAAATATTTATAGGTTATCGTATAACAAAGCTTTAATAGCTTCTTATAGGCAGATATCGGCAATTCTTGCTCGTGGAGTTGCTTAATGCGTTTCATAGCTTAACATGCAAATAATTCTTGAATGTTGTGACAAGGAGTCTTCCCGAATCGACCAGCAAGACGGGATCAATATAAGCATCCCCTGTCGTAAGCTGGTCTGAAGAACAATTCAGAATGCTTAAATCATCTGTGATACAATAGAGTACCGCTTTCCACGGAAAAACGAGGGCGAAATTGTGACAAATTAAGATATCACTGCTATCATAGTGCTGTCGCACTAGCCTGTAGAATTCGTGCTCTGTAAACTTGCGAAAAGCAATCATAAAATTATCATTAATCAGGCTTAGTTTCTGTAGTACAATGTTTAATTCTGATCTCTCCAGCATGTACTGTCTGAAATCAGCCCATGAAGTAAATTTGGATTCGGCATCCTCTATTCCTCTACTTTTTATAACAGAAGCTATGACTTTTAAAGCCGTTCTTTCGTAAGTTTGTTGCAGGATATCGTCTCTCATTGCCAATCTCCGATTAGGACTATTTCTATTCCTTTCCTGCTTCACGGAAACCTCCGTCTGGATACTCCCCCTTTTAAGGGGGAGAGGAAAGACGGGCAAGCCGCTGGCTTGCATCTTTCCGTTGGATGCGTTATAATTCTCTTACACGGTAAGTCCTGCACACAAGTCCGTGCTTGCGGTTGTAGTCAACCAACCCAATGTACCTCCGTCCCTCTCTGAGGCGGGGTGCAGGCCCGAAAACTGGAAGGACAAGCTTCCCCCTTTAGGGGGGAGTAGTTGACTTCAACAGCGTTAACAATCTTGACGATCTTATCGAAGTTTTCCTGCGAGATTTTCCCTTGCGTATAGGTACCATAAACTTCATCATAAAACAGCCTTAAGAATACGCCGTGGAAACTTGTAGATTTGAATATTTGTATGGTATTACTGGAGATCGGTACGGTTAAAATCCATTTATCCTCATCTGAATCAAATCGAAGTGTGATGATGTGAATGGCATCCCCTTCTTCGATCTTTATCGTACCTATCGCATACTCGTTATCTAAAACACGTGATTTTCTGTACCTGTAGTGCATTGAAGCACTGACCGGAAGAATGTTCATCAAGGCTCTTGGCACAAAAAGGGTTCTAATCTGACCAATGTAAGCCCTCGTTGAGCATACCGCACAGGGGATTAGTTCGGACATGTTCCTCGCACTCCTGTAGCCAGGGACCACAAAATCCGTTCCACAACCGGAAGCCAACCTCTGTCTGCAAGCCAAGCATTGTTTAAGACTAGAACACTGCTACTGAGATGAGATTCACAGCAGATGAGAAGATTTATATCTTCGTAGCAGGATAGGGGATGGTTTTCTATAAAGAATTGTTTGAAATAGAAAATGTATAATTTCCCGTTATGCTCATACTCCAGTCTTCCCTGTTTAATCTGAACCATGCGAAGCAAAGAATCAACCATATTTTGGCCACATTCCAGTTGAATTCCATACAGCCAGGCAACCTAACATAGTGGCCTGTGCAAATTCGTCATTCAATCCTTCCTCACATACAATCCTATAACGCTTAACACCATTCTCGTTGCTCATTTCTTCCACCAATGAAAGAAATTGTCTTAACAATCCTCGGTTCATTTCGCCTTTATAATCATCTTCAAAAAATTCAATCAATCCAAGTTTAATGGCGCCGGTGACCATGAGCAATGCACGTGTTGAGTCAATGTTCCAGATTGGTTTTGGATTCGTTGGAGATAAAGGGCAGAATTTTAACGTTACGTCTTCTCTTAATCGCACGTAACGACACGGCATCAATCGACTTGCTGGATAACCACTTTGCAATAATATTGTTTCTCGCAATGATCCTGCACCGCTACAGTCGTGAGCGATAAGGTGGACTTTAAATCTTTCCGCCAGTTTAACAATTTCGCGCCCTTCCCCAATATGATCATGCGGGTTCGGCAGTGCTGTAGCCCATGGAACGTGGATCCGTCCGTCCGGAGCAGCACAAACAAGGGCAATTGTTGTATAATTGCCTCCTTTTCCACCGCCACCCCAGTCAATCCCGAAAGTACGTAATTTATAGTAACCTAATGTTTCGAGTAATGTATCTTCGTTATACCTGCTGCCGAGCTTTGCCTGTTTCATCAAATCATAAAATGAGAGCAGGCGTGTGCATCTATCGGCAGGTTCTCCTAAAACTTCCCGAAGGAAGTCGTCATGGGTCATCTGACCCAATCCTTGCTTATACGCATTAATAATCGTCCAGTTTAATGGATCTGCGTAATGCCGTTCAATGATAATCTGCGGGATGTGATATCCACTGGACATATATTTCTTTTCTGGAAATGCATGCACCCATTGACCTGTTTGTGGATAGATGATCCGCCCGCATTTAGCGCAAACCGTTCCTGGATATTCTTTAGATACCACACGGTCATCTGCAGGCTGGATCATGTCAAGGATGTCATGCTCTAAGCTTGGGATATTCCAATGGTTACACGCCTCACATTTAATACACCATTCTGCCCTGCTGGATTTATTCCACATGCTTTGTAGGGTATTCTGGTGTGTTTTTGGCGTACCGGTATATAACAACATTCTGTATTCTGAGGCACTGGCTCCAGCTTCAATTATTGGTAAGAATTCTTCATTAATATCTTGGGCCTCGTCCACATGCACCTTATCTGCAGGAATACCTCTGATACGGTCGGCATCAAAATGGGCATACGATAACACGATCGCAGAATCATTGTCAAACTGATATTTCATTATCTGCTTTAACTTTATTTTGCATAACTTCGAAACAAGAGAGCTTTCGAGAAGAGGTCTCCAGAAGAGAATGCTGGTGTTTACTGCTTGCAACTCTCGCGGCATTATGTAGAGAGTTACAAAATTCTTAATAGTTGTGCATTGAATGATAGACTGAACGCAACTTGTCGTTGTTTTAGAGACCTGTCGTCCAGTCTTTAAGACAGTGACTAATGGCTGTTCTCGTTCAAATAGAGGATAGAATTGCTGGTATGGAACGAAAGGTCTTCCCTTTAGCTGAATGAGACTGGAGATGATCTTCAGTCTCTTCCCCATATCATCGCTATGAAGATGGCTTAAACTCATTTCTCGATTTCTTCTGTAGTTTCTTCCGTCTCTGGCGTGCTCTTATTCGGTTGTTTTATCGTCTTATAGAATTCTACAGCCTTTGCCATGTTTTCTTCATAAGAGAGCTGCGGATTATAAATATACCTGCGGAAAATACCGAACAATTCGTAAATAGCATTTAATATATCCTGTCGCTCTTCAACGGCTAATCCAAATTCTGTCGGAGATAGAGCTGCGGAAGCAGGGATTCCTATTTGATCACTGTAAAAGAGATCGCCTTTCGGTCCACCACGACGAATCGATACAGTAATGATCTCTGCCAGTTTTTTAATTATCGAACTCGTTGGAGCCGGTCGTACTGTATTCGCTTTACATAACATATAGGTCGTAGCAGCATACCAATCGAAAACGACCTTTGTACCATCTGGGAAATTCGCAAACCTTACAGGGACTTTAATTTGAATCCTTTCCTGACCATAAGTATTCTTATCTAATTTTAATCCCATCTCATATGTCGTTATCGGTCCAAGAACCTGACGAGTCGATTCCGTTGTCGTTGTTTCGATTTCAAACGAGGCACAGAATTTAATTTCATTGCCACCGAGCGCCGTTTTCTCTGGTGGTCCATAACCGGTCATGTTTGGTCGAAACTTCCTGTGATTGATAAGGCATATTGTATGGAGTCTATCGTACAGTTTTGCATTGAAAACCCGCAAATAGCTGGAAATAAGATTAGCTTCATGGGCAAATTTACTGCTCGCAAACCCATCCTTAGTAATCTCACTGATCGTCTTTTCCGAGCTAACGCCCATGACACTATCGACAGTAAAGCAAGCTAACTGTTTAGTATCCTTGCCAAGCTTCTCACTGGCATCGGATAGCATTGCCTGCCATTCTTCTAATGTATCGCAGATGAATGCGGAATGCTGATCCTTATAATCGCCGAGAACGCCTTCGATAGTCTTATCATTCAACCGAGATTCTGTATGCAATGTTATTCCAAAACCACCTTGCTCCAGGTGCCATCTTGTGATTTCCAGGGCAAGCGTCGATTTGAAGGTTGCCTCCTTTCCCACAATATGGATGATCTTTCCGAGAATAAGCCCTTCATTTTGGAACAGTACGCGAAGAATGAGTGATGGAAATTTAATAGCAATAGGAGCATGTGCTGTATCTGTTAAATTAGTTTTCCCGAATTTTGATGCTACTTCATTAACCAGGGAGGAAAAATCAAACTCTTTACCCATAGACTCGCTCTCCAGAAAATTAATTCAAGATGAAAAAGCGATACCTTAGTGGTATCGCCGTACAAACCGCCCGTCAACGGTCTGTATCAGGCTTTACGCCTGCCAGCCAGCAACTTATTAATTTGAGCCTGGAGCTGCTCTGGACTCAATGTTTCAGGCTGAGATGCTTCGGGCTGCTTTTGCTCCGCCTGTGGAAGCACATCATCAACCTCTTCAGCACTGAATTTGGCTGATGTAGAAGGCGGTGTAAACGCTCCACTTGGCGGCGGGGTAATAACCGTTGTGCCGCCCGAGATTCCATATTGAGGTAAAGGAGCTGTTTGCTGTTCAACAACACGTCCTTGCACTCTCATCTCCGTTTCCAGCATCCTCTCCCCTATATCCCAGTAATTTTGAGGAATCAGTTGCCTATACTCCTGAAGGCTGTAAACAACAGCACTTGGAGGAATTGAAGAAGAGACGATGTATCCGATCTGCTCTTCCTCGGAAGGAATACTCAGCAGATTGTGCCATCCTAATTTATTGTTCAGGATATACGCTTGATGCGTATTCCACAGATCTTTATTTAGATAAGGAGGAGCCTTTACCAGCGCAACCTCATAATGGTTTGGCGTGATTGTCATTCCCTCCTTCCTGGCTGGCGTGGGAATAATCGTAATCGCCAAATCGGGATCCTCAAAAATTGTAGGATCCGGAGCATTGCTCAGTTTATCAAACAAGCTCAATCCTGTTGGTCTGGTGATTTGAACCAGAGTAATATTCTTTGCATACTCGTATGGTTGACCTCCTACTGAAATAAC